AAAATCAACATGGTAGGGGTAGGTGAGGTACCGAACTTTGCAAAGACGAAACCACCGTGGATTAACTATGTGTGTGGTGCTAACCGAGCAGAGATGGCTCAGGTTATGAGTCAGGTAGATATCTGGCTTGTCGCGTCACACTCTGAAGGCCTAGGGCGCATGACATTGGAAGCTATGTCCGCTGGGTGTGCCATCGTGTCTACCAATACAGGTGCTGAGTTCTTGAAGAACGGAGAGAACTGCTTGCTCGCTGATGTGGGTGATGTACCCGCCCTCACTAGCGCAGTAAAGAAGCTGTATAATGACTCCGATCTAACCGAGAAGCTTGTAAGGAATAGCTGTGCTACGGCAGATAAGGTAGCTGACCCGACAGATTACATTAATAATTGGAACAAGATCATAGGAGATTTGTTTTGAATAGAACAGAGATGATGGATCTGATTGAGGAGAGATTTCTTAAGTCGGACGCTGGTGATTTTAACTCCGTTGACCACGCTTTGATTGTCGCGGCATCGGCTCTTCAGTACTTGGCTAATCAATGTGAGGTTGAAGATGGACAAGAGAGTACAGACACTGATTGATGCCGCACTCTGGGCACACACCCCCGCTTGGTACTGGAAAGCGGATGTCGCTGATCCGGCCCAGCCTTGGTGCTGTGGGTGTGAGGGGACCGTGTTGCATAAGGATTGCCCTGTAGTAGCGGCAGCAAAGGAGTTGGAAGATGACGACCAGAGCAGTTAGCATCTGCACATACAACCGAGGCAAACACCTCGCTGAGGTTATCGAAGGCGTACTATCCACGGTGCCTAACGGTACGGATGTGTTCGTAGTAGACGACGGTTCTACAGATGGTACCGGTAGTGAGGTGGATGAGTTCACCGCCAGTGGTGTCAAGTACTTCCGTGGCCCCAACCTAGGCGTCGGAGCCAACAAGACCCGTGCCCTCTACCTCATGAAGAACCACCACTTCAGCTGCATCCTTGAGGATGACCTAGTACCTACGGAGAAGATGTGGTTTGAGACATACGAAGCAGCTACTACCCTCATGGATGTCCACCACTGGTGCCGTGTAGTGGACAAGGAGATCCCTGATACTCTGCCTTCGTTCACGGAGTACATGAAGGGGGCCATGAATGCTACACCTATCTATGCCTCTTCACCGAGGGGTGACTTCACATTCATAACGAGGCGCGTTATTAATACGGTGGGTGCCTTCAACCCTCTGTTCAAAGGTGTAGGATACGCGCATGGTGAGTGGTCAGGCCGTGTTGCTAAGGCAGGGCTCATCTCTCATCCCCTCAAGTGGCTCGATATCGTTGAGGCGCGTGACAAGTTCAAGCAGGTAGGTGATACGGAAGGTGGGCGCTGGGATGATGAAGTCCCCAAGATACAGGATCAGCTCGCGCACAATAAGAAGATAGCGTTCGGGCTGTCCAAGCAGGACTATCTTTACTGTCCCTTGAGACTCTCGTAATGGCAAACATTCTCCTAGGGTACAGGCAGGATAAAGATAAGCGTGGCGTGCCGGTCATGACCTACTCCAACAGTACACACAAGGCCTTACTAGACTTGGGTCATACTGTCACCGCTGTAGGTGAGGGTCACAGCCTAATCGGCTTCAAGGGTATAGCCACCTCAGCCTGGAACACCTACGACCTCTTCCTTGACATAGACAGCGGACGCAACAAAGAGGGGAAGCTGGCCTTTAAATGTCAGGAAGAACGAGCCCCTATCCCTTCTGCTGTACGCTACATCGATACTCACGGGTATCCTAGCTATCACAGGCGTGCGGCGCTGAACTATGACCATGTCTTCTTCGCCGTGTGGGACAAGAGGGACATCTTCTCCAAGCACCCTTCAGTACACTGGTGCCCCAACGCCAGCGATGCCCACTACTTTTACAAGGATATCCTTGATACTGAGGCTCGGCCCTTTGACGTAGGCTTCTTTGGCAGCAAGGGTGGGATCGATAGGGCTGACACCCTTAAGGAGATCTGTGAGCGTCACACTTGGAAGGCAGATATCCGTGAGATAGGTAAGAATGGCAACCGCTGGCCCCGCACATCAGAGGCGATGGCACAATGCAAGGTGCTGTTTAACCACGGTCAGAAACACGATGGACCCAATCAGAGAGTGATTGAGTCCATGTTGATGGAGCGCCCCCTCCTCAGCGACTCGGATTCAAGGGATGGGATGTCGTTGTTGTTCGAGGAGGGGGAGCATTACTTGAGCTACCGAACCGAGGCAGAGCTAGCAAATAATCTAGCATGGTGCTTGCGCGAGCCTTCCCTGGCCGCAAGCATGGCGAAACGAGCTTACACCCTGGCCTATGAGAAGCATCAGGTTAAGCACAGGGTGGAGCAAATACTGGAGGTGTGTGATGTCAAGTGAACGGTGTGAGAAGGGACTTCCTGAGTTCGATTTGGAATGTCTGCGTCCTAAAGGACACTTTAGTCATACTTGTCCTTGCTTCTCCATTTATAGAGATCCAAAGTCAACCTTCTTTGGTATGGGAGTTTACATAGATCATAATAGTAGTGGGTCTTGGGAGTGTGATACGTGGTTGGTTGATGATGAGTTTCCTGATGATATTATACTGGAGGTCTGTGATGTCTAAGATCGAGGGGCTTACCCCTACTATTCTGGTGATGAATGACTCGTACTACCTACCCTACGCCTTGGAATCTCTAAGGGGTAGGTTCAATCGGTACGTGATCTATGATGCAGGTAGTGAGGATGGCACCGAGAACATCATTGACTGGTTCACAGAGACAGAGGATGCTGAGTTCTTCGTCCGCAAGCTTCCCTTCGCTGTGCCTGATATCCAAGGGTGTTATCGCAACAGCATGCTGGTGGAGGCAGAGACAGAGTGGACGTTCATGGTGGATGCCGACGAGGTGTACCACCCTGACAGCCTGGACAACCTAGTGAAGAAGGTGAGCCCTGGTGGTCGCGGCGAGATCGTCGGCTGCTACGTACCAGCGATTCGATACGGAGTGGTTAGGAGAGTCGAGATGGCTACGAACCTGCTCCACCGCTACTCAGACGAGCGCACACACCACCGCCTGTACCGCAAGGACGCATACTTCACCGGTACCCACCCAGGAGAAGTCCCTCGGTACAAGCAGAAAGAAAGCAGCGAGTTTCACATGGACGATGTTACATGCTGGCACTTCCACAACGCTCTACGTTCGCCCTTGGAGGGGTCGGTACCGAAGAGACTAGATCGAAAGGCACAAGGCACGTACCACCCAGGAGAGCTGGTACCTTTCGATCTGTTGAAAGAACTGCCTATCTTGCGGGAGCCGATCAATAACTTCCCAGTTAGTGAAGACTTGGGGAGGCTGCAACATGTCGCTAGTAAGATGTAAGTGTGGCAGACACACGCAGAACGGCTTCCTCTGTACTAACTGTCAGAAGGATTCGTCTATCGACATCCTGTACTACACTGCTGAGGATGTCGAGGATGAAGATGAGTTCGATGAGTATGGCTTCCTCATCATTGATAGCTTAGAGGGATACGACGACGTAGAAGAAGAGGAAGACTAGAAGTCTATCTCGTACTCAGGATTCTTCCGCACACCCGAGTCGTCACACATCAGGTTCCATGCCTTCTCAATAGATGAAGCATGCTTGTCTAGCAAATCCCATTCCATTTTCATATAGTAACACTTGAGGTGACCGTACTTGAAGTCGGAGTCGCTCTCAGCCCTCTCAAGGCAAGATTTGTAATGGTTGAAAGTATGCACCATCCCGTCATACAGGAAGGAATAAATCTCATCTAGGCCATCGCACGGCATACCGATGTACGCTCTCACTAGGTTGGGATCTGAGTGATCGTCGGGCGGCGGGTCAACAATCGCTCCCGCTGCCGCAGCCATGATCATCATGATCACTATAACTATTGCGAGCATGATCTTCATTCTTCACCCGTGTATGTTGAGCATTCTTTAGCATTGAAGACATCCACTATCGCATTGCTTTGGCCTTGTAGAAACTGCCCGTGTTGCTTGATGAGAGCACAGTGCAGCAACCCATATCCGTTGTCAGCAGGCGAGTCAGCATATGCTATACAACCTTGCCAGTAAGCGTAGACATCTTGTAGTAGTGTGTGGTTGAAGTTGTACCCTTCCACCAGCTCCTCACATGTCAGGTCTTCAAGCAGCCAGTCGCTGTCGAAGTCAGCGCCATCACTCCGGAGCGCCACCAGAAACAGAATCGCCAGTATCATAATCAATGCAAACGCGCAAGCTGCTAACCTATGGAACATCATCCCCCCTTAGTTCTTCGTCTGGCTTGCTGTTCATCTCTCAAGGCTTGGATCAGGGTGTTCCTCGCTCTACTTCGTGCGTCAGCTCCAAGCTGCCCTGCCAGATCCAGCCTCTTCTTAATCTCTTCATCACTCCACATCTTCAGCTTCGGGTGTCGGCCTAGTGTCTTGGAGTGTTTCTTCAGCCACTCAGTGTACTTGAGCTGAGCTGTCCTTGGGTCATGCATGTACTGCTCGGTAAAGGATCCCTGTATCTTGGTAAGGATACCCACTACCTCTTCATCGTCCTCCATGTCGAGGTGATAGTCTAGGTTCTTGACGAGGTGCTTCCGTACCTTGCCCATGTGCTTCTCAGTGATCGCCTCATTCGCAAGCTGCTGCTCGCCGGTAGCTGCGTAGGACTTGAACATCCCTACATTGTTCATAATGAAGTCGTGTGTCATGCTGCCAGGTCGGCCAGTCATCGGATCCACTGCGTTACCCGAGTCTACCAGCGCCCGAGAGTAATTGATAATCCCACCACCTGGCCCGTCATACAGTGGTACGTCGGGAGTGGTCAGCTTGAAGCCATACTTCTGAAGCAGCGGGGGAGCCAAGAACCCTAGCATTCCAGCGATTGTTTTCTCTAGCCCGCCACCCAGCGTGCCGTCACCTACAGCTTCACCATACGCGGTCTCACCTGAGAAGGCAGAGATCATGGGCTTGAGAATAGCCAACGGCTCAGCAGGCATCTGTTCCAGTATGCCCTGAATATCCTTAGCAGGCATGTACTTACCGTAGTACTCTTCTGCGGTAGTGGTCTGCAAGAAGGTAGAGTGAGGGAGCCAATCCATCATAGCGCCACGCATCTGCTTAGCGTGAAACTCGTCTGTCGTCACGGACGAGAGGGCCGCAGAGATACCACCACCGATAGCAGCACCAATTCCTGCCGCGACTCCACTCTTACCTATCGCAGCACCAGCCGCACCACCCATCAACGCACCGGTGCCTCCTGCACCAAGGAGACCTATCGCTCCACCCTCACCAACGACAGTAGTGTGCCCCTGCGCCCATACGGGGAGCTGATTCTTGACATCTTCTACTGCTTCCCGTGTGTCGGGCGCGTAGCCCATACCACTGAACACGGACTGCATGATCTGCGGGGCACGGAGCCACGGTATCATGCGTAGGGGGTGGTCTTGGATGTTGTTCTTGGTGATACGCATGGCCTCAGCCGGGAACGTAGCCCACGGGAAGGCGAACTTACGCCCCTTCTTGATAGCAGAACCAACGGTGTTGTACATAGGCAAGCGCCGAGCTACCTCAGTGGCCGCAGCCTTACGAGATAACCCAGCTCCTCGGAGGTGCATGAAATAAGCCATCTTTGGCACCATGTCCTCTGCGAGATAAGCTTTAGTTAGGGTGTCGAACCACTTGACTCGGTCACCAATTTGTGCAATGTTCTTTAGTTTGAGATACCCCTTGATCGCAGCCTTCGTGGTGGACTGATCCTTACCTAGAGACTGGAGCATATTACCAAGCCTGCCAGAACCCTCAACACTTTGGAAGGCAGACTCTTCGATAAGCTCCCGAGTGATGGGATCACTCATCTCTTCCAGCATATCGAACTTCTTACCGTTGACCACGACCTTATCCATCTTGACACCCTTTATGATACCGGGCTCAAAGATCGAACGGCCTGCAATCCCTGCTTCCTTAGCCGCCATGTTCATCTGAGATATCTTACCAAACACCGTCGTCATCTCACCCATCAGAGCGAGGTTCGCCGGTTTCAAGACGTTGAACCCTGCCTGATGTAGGAAGGTTATGTTACCTGTGAGGTTCTGAAGATGGGTAGGGATAGAGCCCGCTGTCTTCATGGTCTTGTAGACGGTAGTCAGCACGTCCATCAGGGTACCTGTGGCGTGATCCGCCTGTTCCATCATACCATTCTTACCGAAGATACCCTCAAAGACTGTCTTACGTATCCAGGGGAGTTGCTCTTCACCCTTGCCTGTCCTCTTGGCAATCATTCGCCTGAGCACAGCCGCAGCCTCAGAACCCGCCTCCTCAAGGGAGGTGAACCCAGCAGCTTCCATCTTCTTCTTGCTCATGCCAGCTGCCTTAACCAACGCAGCCGGTGCGATGTTCTCTGGTAGCACAGCGAAGTCAGTGATGAACTGGAAGTTGGAGTGGAGGATACCGTCCTGCATGTACCCCTTCATGGTTACGTCGGCAGGGTTGGTGATCATGTTCCCTGTCTGCAACCGCTCCCAGATATCTTCATGGGAGCCCTTACGGGGTAGCATAGTGGGACTGTTCATCGTAGGCTTGCCAGAGAACTGAACGCCTACGTGTCGGACCTCTCCTTCGGGGACGAGTACTGTCTTTTCTTTACCGAAGAGTCTGCCTAGGCCCTTACGGGGTACCTTGGTAGCAACGAGGCCCGCGGCCTGTGCCTTACCTAGGAGGGGCTTGGTCGGAACGTAGTGAACTGTCGCTGTCCCCATACCATAGTCGGGGGTACCCTTGTACAGGGCAGGAAGGTGGGCATCACCGATACGCATGTACTGCTTCTGAGTAATGAACCCGCTCGCCAGCATCTCATCCTGTCGCTTCCGCGTGGCTTCCAGATAGAAGTCAGCCCACTTCTGGTTCTTAGGGGAGAGCTTACCGTACTTACCAATAGCCTTGGCTGCGATACCACCACCGGGAGCGATCTGTCCCAGGATGTAGCCGTAGATCGCCTCACCAGCCTTCTCATCCGGCATCTCACGGAGGATAGTACCCACTGTATCATTCTGCCACAGCTTGTCATGCATCGCATGAAACTTGCCTTTGATATCACCATTGTTGGCATTGGTAATCATACCGTTGTAGGTCTGGGAGAATCTCTTATCGAACTGGTGTCGTGCCGCCTCCCACGGTTTGATCTCTTCACCCGTCACAACCTTACGGGCTCGTTCTTCCATCGCTCTGAAGCGATCAGTAGCAATCGTCTGCTGGCGCAGCATGGTGACTGTCTTCTCGTACTCAGGCCCGAGCTGTGAGAACTTCGTAATGTTCTGGTTGCTCAGCGCACCTATCTTCTGCCAGTTAGCAACCTCTTCAGCCTCGGTGCCGTACCGTCCTAGCTTGGTAGCGAGCTTGCCTACCTTGGCCGACTTGGTCAGCGCCATAGAAGCAGGCAAGAGGATCGTACCAACAAGGGAGGCGGTAGCTAAGGCGTTAGACCAGAGGGGTTCCTCTGACCACTGCTGCTCCATGTTACTCACGCTCCAAGACCACCCTTCGGCGTCGTGCGCGATACCAATGATAGCAGCCTCATGACCGAACAGGAAGTCCAGCGTCTTAGCGCCTAGGCCTTGTACTGCTCCATCATCTAATCGGCTGGTTACTTGGCGTAGTTTAGGGGCGTTGATGTCCGGACCGGCCACCGGAGGTGGGGCAAAGTTGAACTCTGGTTTGTAGCTTTCTTCTCGCTCACTAGCGAACATCTTCTCTCTAGACGTTGACTGTCGTAGATGACTGGAAGAGATGCTCTTGTCCGTGGCGAAGGTGTTCTTAGCAACTAGGCTCTTAGCATCACCTTCATAATCACGCTCTTGGGGCTTCGGAGAAGAAGGGTCTAGCTTGGGGCCGCGATAGCCTTTACGAATAGGAGCGAAGAGTCCTTCCTCCTCCTCTGTGTCGTCGAATAAACCCACAGACTATCCTTTACTTGTTACGTTCTTTGGCTTCTGCTTCCCTGCGTGCATCACGGCGTTGGCCAAGAGGAGTGAGGACTTCGTCCTGAAGACTTTCCTTGTAGGGGCTAGATACATTGTCGCTAAACAAACCGGCGACTGCTCTTCCTAGACCACCTTGCGGGCGACCTTTACCCTTCGATGTGCCTTTCTGAGCATCGGTTAGACCCGCAGTGCCGGGGCCAGTAGCACCCTTCTTAGCAAGGTACTCAGCCATCCTCTTATACACTACCTCTAGGTATTCTCTAGTGGCCGGGGCTTTAGGATCAGCAGTAAGACCCTCTAGGTTGGGGTCGCCGTTATACCCAGCGATGGACTTCTCTAGCCATTCACCCATCACCCATGTGATACCTGCTTCTAGTGTGGGATACTCGTCGGGTTTTTCCAGCATCTCTTCGATCATCACGTTGGAAGCAATAGCATTCCAGTCATCGGACTTCTCTTTGATCTCCTTCGGACCCATCGCTTTCGTGTTATCAACCAGCGGGGTCTTCTCCTTCGGTTTCATATCTGACCACTGTCCGGGTACTTCTTCTCCGGTTTCGTTATTGACAACCGTACCCTTTTGGAGAGCGTCAAACTGTTGCTTGGTTAGAGCGCGCTTCACTACAAGCTTCTGAGACCTAGACAGTATCTCACCGGAACTCCTAGCTAGTTCTTGATTGAGCATGTTTTGCTCTTTCTCCGACAGTGTCGCATTCTGAGAGATACGTTGCCTATCTCTCCAAATGAACTCAGCATCGGCTGTTACCTGTGCCTGGGCCGCGGGCATTCCCGCTTCCATGAGGGCCTGTCCTTCTATCGAACCATTGAGCCAAGGGCCAAAGCCTTCGGCTCCGTGTACTGAAAGGCCTTCAGCGATAGACTTGATCTTAGTTTTCTGTGCTCCAGCTTCTTGATTAGCTTTACGAGTTAGGGACTGCTTGTAAGCGATCTCAGCATTCTGCCCACGCATCTGACCTTCTTGGTTCTGCTGCGCCGCTGTACCTGCTGCGGGCTGGAACTGCTGCATGCCCATCTTTGCACCATGCTGGTACAGCTGTGAGATCATGCCATCTACGAGGGGGTTCTTACCATACTTAGCGGCTGCTTTGTTACTCAGCTCGATCGTCATATCCGTGATCTTCATGATCGTGTCTTTCTCAAGCTGTGATCTGAGGCGGAACATAGCCATCTGATCTGCTTCGTTCTCGGGATCGAACATACGAGGCTCTCCTTCTCCACCGGGAGCAGGCCATCTCAGCTGATCGAGTTCCTTAGACAGGTACGAGGCTTGGTCACCCATCTGCTTGGCCTGTGCTTCAAAGGCATCGAGATACTCTTCCTTGAACTGTTTGAACTCGGCTTGGTGCCATCGGTGTTGGAGGGCGTTCTGGGTATTCTGTCCCATCTGCCGCCAGTTATCCATACCCGCAGATAGATCAGGGCGTCTACCATTGGCGTAGTTCCCGTCGTTCTCAAAGGCTTTACCAAAGGATTCAAACGCACTACCAACTAGGCCCTGGTTAATGCCCTGCATCATGGTTTTACCAACACCCTTCAACCTATCCATTCTGGTCTCAGGCTCGTCGTCCTTGAAGTACTTCTTTGTTCCTCGACCAGGGTACGTGGGCGGGTATTGTTTTTCGTCAGCCATTATATCTCCTACTTAGTATCCAGAAGTTAGTTGGCTCGCCATGCCAGTAGTGTCCCAAGCGTCTGTTTCAGGAGCCGCATCCCAACCACCGGTAAGTCTTTGATACGCGCTGGTTGCGTCATACGGTGTCTGACCATCCGGACCTGTCGGGCCTTGTAGTACACCTTCATCCATCAAACCTGATCCACCCATGCTCTGCTTTAGGTAGTCCATGCCTGAGCCGAGGAGGTCGCTGCCCCCTTGGTAGCCACTACCGCTACCATCAGCTGCATTCATAGTATCTGATACCGCCTTCCCAGCCATGGGTCCACCGAAGTAGGTGGCTACGGCTGTAGGTACCAGCTTAATTATACCTTCCAACAGATTGGTCCCGAAGTTCTGGGGCTGCTGGGTCATCTTCGTATTGTAAGCATTGAGGGTAGAGGTCATAGCTAGCTTGCTCGCCTCGATCTGCATCTCTGCTGTATGCATCATAGCAGCACGATACTGGTCATTCACTAGGGGTAGGTTCTGCATGAAGGTATTGGAGAATTGCTGGGCGCTGTCAACGATCTTATGGATCGTATCGTACATCCCGAGGTTGGCCTGCCATGTCTCCTGTACTCTCATCCTCATAGCTCGCTCACCGAGTGCCATCTCATTGGCCTCGAACATCGCTGCTCTACGGGCTGTCCCGCCCTTGGCGTACTGGTTCTTGAGGAGTCGGAGCTGGTCTCTCTGCTGGAGGGCTGAGCCCTCGTTGATGATACCGAGGATGGAATTGTTCATCATGTCCCAGGCAGGGCCTTCTTGGTTCAGCAGCTGCTCTGCTTCAGAGACCCGCTTGCTGGCGATCCGGAACTGGGCTGTACCTGCGATGGCGTTGGCGTAGGAGTCGGCGTCTAGGATGCCACTACGGGCCACTCCAAGGACATCCTTACGGCCTACGGCATTGGGGCCTAGGTTCATCAGGTGCTGATCGGGCTGGGATAAGCCGAATCCACTGGTATCGAACAGGCTGTCGGGGTTGTCTACGTTGTTGGAATTCTGCCAGTTCTGGTCGAAGAGGTTCTGTTGGCTGTAGGAGCCGTCAGATCCTAGCCTCTGGAACACAGACATCTTGGCGTTTTCCATCGCCTGGGCCCTGGCTTTCTCAGCCGCCACAGACTCCATGCCAATGATCCCTGCTAGCTGAGCGCCACCCGCAGCTTCTTTAGCTTTCCTGATGTTCTTTCTATTTGAAAATAGTCTGGCCATATAGTCCTCTCAGTTAACAGCAGTCTCCTACATAATTATAGGAATTTCCTAGGGAAATTGCAACTCCCCGCTTACGGATATGAGCCTTGTCTCTCCGTATCTTCCCCATCATTATAGGTTTTTGGCTCATCTAGTACCCCATCGGTAGTATCTGGCCTGTTTACATCGTTGCCACCCTGGGCCTCAGACACCGACCTGAAGCCCTGTCCAGGGTAGGAGAAGGCTGACATGGTGGAGCCATTGTCCGCTATCGTACCCTCAGCCTCTACAAAACCAGTGCCTGGTGTATCGGTATCCCACGCCAGGGTCAGAGGAGAGAGGATGTCTGTTACCGTGGTGGTAGCACCCCAAGAGTTAGAGCTTTTCCCTGATGCCACAGGCTCTATCTCTCTGCTCCGATTAAGATCTCCACGGTACGCATAGTGTCCCCAGTCCCTCATGGCATTCCCTTCTGTGGTAAAGGCATCCTCGGGTAAGGCTCCCCACTGCCACAGCGAGATGAGGTTCTCTGCGAAGGGGTACTCTCGTAGGGTGGTTGAATACGTACCTGATTGAGAGCCGTCGTCTTCGGGGTCACCGTTGATAGTCACTGGTGTCTCGCCACCATCGACGAGATCCTGAAGATTGCCCACCGGGTTTCCAGTATCTAACGCAGCGGATAAAGGCAGAAAAGTTTGGTCGTCACCAAACTTATAATAATGCCTCATTGCTGCTACCATTGCGGCGTCATAGGCTCCGCTGGGGGCGGCATTCTGCCAGTCAACACTGCCTGGGCTACCGCCGTTGTACAAATAATTTATCATCGTTTGAGTAAGCTCATCGGCCCAGAACCCAGCTCTATGAAAGCGAGCATTAAATTTAGAGCTAAAGCCAGCGGCTGGGAAAAACCTGGGGTCTTTCGTACTTCCTATATTAGTGCCGAAGGTGTTAGCTTTCGTTGAGGTTGCGGCACTACCAGAAGTACTCGACGGAGTATACTGATTTCCGTCTACCCATACCGTAATCTTGGTAGCAACCGTGCCTGCGGATTGATCCCAGGAATATGCAAAAAGAGTCCACTCGTTTAGACCCTTTGGGAAGATGCTTGACATATCTCCTGAACCTGTTGTATATTCCCAGGTAGCCTTCCTACCTTGAATCGTATCGTCATAAACCTCGACTCTTAATGTCAAAGGATTTCCCGCCGCACCGCTCCTGACAATCTTTACTGTCTTTCTAGACGTATCCTCCATTGAAAATGCTGGGATAGTGAACCAATGTGCATCCATTATCCCAAGATCAGGCCCAAAACCAGGGATGAAATCAGTGGATTGAGGCTTAATCCATACAGCGAAAGAGTGATCTCCTTCACCCCACATGGTCGGATCAGCCCTAAGGTTAGTGTTAATCCCCCACATTACAGTTGGGAGATCCGGGAGAGTTCTTGGTATCTGATCTACGCAGGTATCGAGCGTGACGCCTGGGATAAACCCTCCGTAGTTGGAGTTCTTTAGCCAGTCGATATCTGCCCCGTAGCCTTGGTTAAACAGGTAGTGGATCGAAGCCATGGAGTCTGCTCTTCCATCTGTGTGTCCTGGGTTCAACGTCAATGGAGCCCCGGGGTTATTGACATCATAGAACGGTTCGGTATCCAAGGGCCAGAGAGGACTATGCTCCTCACCCGTCCAACTGTCGATCGCTACGTTCCACATACCAGTCTCGAAAATAGCAACCGAGCCCATCTGTTCTGCGAAGTCGTCACCTTTGTAGACACCGGAGTCGATGAAGTCTAATGCGTCGGGCAACCCGTCAGAGTACGTAAAGGCTCTCGTCTGATCCTGAAAGAGAGTGGAGTTCGTAAGGATGTTGGGCATGTCAACGCCCGAGTCGTCCACGTACCATTCCGCACCATCTACTCGAAACTGATTGAGACAGGTCATTTGATTCGCGGCGTTAACCATGTTACCGTCGGTAGGATTATTAGTGTCCAACCCTCTGTTGTTCAGATACATCCTTATCTTTGGTTTCGATCCGTTAGAGGTATTAGGGCCACCTTCAAAGCACACCACTAAGAAACACCACCCACTGTTGACGATGGCGGTGTTGACCCCGTTAAGAAACATGGGGCTTGCCTGATAATCTGTGCCTAGAGTAGAGTCGGCTTCAAAGGAGGCTGTTATCGCTTCAGAGTTATCCGCGTTCGTAACCTTACAGTGAATCTCATGCTTGAAGTTTGGATCAGCACCTGACCCTGTGTACCAGATCTGTACGTTATTGAAGTGAACATTATCAGTAGACCCATCATATGACTGCCGATTGAACAGGTACGTGGTGTCTGCTACTTCCCAATCCTCTAGTCCAGTAACCCCATCGACGACCTCAGCTTCGCTAACCATCTGAGGAACCCTGGTGGAGTTGGGCCTGAACCACATGGCAACAGTCCACGTATTACCAATCACATTGTGAAGATCATCCCTGGATCGAGTGAACATCCAGCTCCCATCGGTGACTGATCCCGCGGCGAACGCCTTCCGTTTGAATAAAAAGCTATTCTTATGGAGACCTACCGCTTCATTCTTAGCAGTATAGGAGGCTGCATTACGAACATCACTCTGCCAAGGGTCTGTTGGAGGTATGATCTCACCTACGGTTTTGAACCCTCCCCAGATAACCATAGAGAGTGCAACCTCATCATCCTCGGTATCTCGATTCGTTGCCTCTAAGAAGAAAGTCCACACCTCACCTGCATTTGCATTAGGTACTTCCAGGGGCTCAAACATTACGGACTGGCTAGTTTCAAAGCTGCCTGATCTTACTGCTTCCGGTCTTGAAATAGACCCACCTCTTGCATTTCCATCTAGGTCGGCTGCGGATTCAGTGGCTGGGTACAGTGTAATCGCTTGCTGTAGGGTTGCGAACTCTTCATCCCATACTGCCGCAGGGCCTTCCATACTCCACAGCTTTAGGATGATGGGGTTGTTGGAGCTGCCTGCGGCATACTTATCAAGGACAAGAGACCCCCATACAAAGACACTGAACCCTTCAACTAGCGTGACATCATCTTGTATCCTAGTACCTAGCTCTGTCGGACCGTGCTTGGCTCCCTCTAGGTTCATAGTCTGATTGTTAAGACTAAAGGTTACCTTCTCTATAGGGGAGCTTGTTCCATCCCTACCTACAGACTTCACTATGGCTTCATAGTCACCTACGACTCCTGTCCAAACCAAGCCATTCGTGTAGCTAGATTTAGTTACGATAGCTCCGGTGACGATGCTTCGTATATCGATCTGGTATCTAAGATGCTCATCTGAGTCGGCAGCATTCCACGTAAGCTGTACTCTTGTCTTACCTGTCTTTGCTAACAAACCAGTAGGAGGGTAGACTACCCTGCTGCCTTTATTCCTAGACGGCTCGTATGGATTAGAAGACTGGCGGTTATTAAGCGCTGTATCCATGAGGTCTGCGATCCTCATTAGAAGATTCTTCTCCTCCGGAGCAAGGCCCTTCAGTCTAGCGAACCTAGAGTGGATTGCGTTTCTTCTTCTAGCCATCGAGTCCAACCTCCAAGACATTGAGGTGCGTCCACTCAAGGAGTGTCGCGTTCTCGTGGCGCGGTCCTCCTCCTTCGGTGGTAGTAAGATCGAATGCATCTATTCTAACTGCTAGGCTGTACCCTTCCGCAGGGTGTTCTACTGGGAAAGGTCCGATGCTTATGGAGTTGTAGTGCTCTCCAAAGGATATCCTCAAGTATTCTGTGTCACTTTCAATAGCACCATCGGGTGTGATGACAGACACCATGACCCTAGCTTGGACTGCGGCATCACCATAAAAGGCGACGGCCGGGTCAACGTATCCGGATATGAAACCCCACACCATACTCGTACCATCTGGGTTAGTGGGGGTAAACTCTAGCTCTGACCCTGGCCCACCAAGAACTTCATGCACTGTTAGGGCTTCAAGCCGTAGATAAAATGCTTCTGCTGTGTGCGCTCTCACTTCAAACAGTTGAGGAGTAACGGCAATTACGTCTGACCAAGGTGATGTCGTCCCATCCCGTCTAACCCCCCGTACTTTAACGAACTTTTCTGAGTCCAAACCCTCAAGAGATAGGTCGGTACCGAAGGTTGTCACTGTCGAGAAGGCTGAGAAGTTACTAAACACAGACACTTGTGCCTCATAGAAGTTGATGCGTTGGTCTGTTAATGCAATCCACGAAACCGTTCCTCCCCTCAGTGTATTGGTTACGGTGAGCTGAGGTATCGGTAGCATCTGATCTGGCTTTCTCCTAAGCAATCTAAGAGACTCATCCAGGCTCGTAAGCTCCTTGGAATTCTGCATATCGCCAAAGGCTCTCTCCAACTCTTGACGCTGAGAGGTCGTCAGGTTGGTAAAGAACTTTGCAAAGCTACCTAAGAATTCACCCGGCATTATGTCACCAACGTTTCAAAGATGTTGAAATTCTTGACGCTCACTTGAACATCCGAGCCATATACAAACTTGCACCCGTACCCAGGGATCACATAGAAGTCATGCGCGAACCCTGCATGGTCAGGTATCAGCCTAGCTTCCAGTTGGAATAGATAATCTCCTGCCACTAGGTCTGAGAACTTTTGAACGAACGACCCTCGTCTTGGGTTCGTCCACGTTCCCGGTATCTCTAATGGTGTACCATAACCTGAGATACCAACCTTGAACGCATAAAACCCAGAGAGCCCAAAGCCAGAGTTGGAAGAGTAGGTTGTGGTGTGGAAGATCTGTCCCTTTTGTACTAGAACAGCTGAGCCGGGTGCTTGCTCTACCCACCTTAGCTCGACATCACTCCACTCGATATTACCCTCACCTCCACTGTTACCTGTTTGAGACCAGCTTCGTTGTACCTCGACCTCGTAATCACAGGAGTAGTAAGCCTTGCCTCCGATCGCTGTGTACGTGCGTTGGTATACTGTCTGCCACGGGTTGTCGTTTAGGAGGCTAACCTTCTGTGTTCTCTCTGTGGCGTCTAGGAGACCAAAGCTCTGCGTGTAGGGAAGCTGTGTCTCTTCTACGTCTGACCAGGGGCCTACCTCGCCATGCTTATTGACAACCCTGACTCTTACGTAGTAGGTGGTACCCTCAATCAGGTTTGGCCACACGTAAAAGTTCTCAGGTGTCTGAGCTTGATCAACACTAAAGAACCCTGCTGTTGCACTTATCTGCAGTTCATAGAACAGCAGGTTCGTCAGCCCTCTAGGAGACTCCCAGAAGATCCGCAGCTCTTGAAACGACTTTTCAATAGTGATGTCTTGAGGCACGATCTTGGGAATGAATTCAGAGAACGTCCGCTTAGGGGACTGCTCCACCTGAGCAGCTAGGGAGATACCCACAGCCTGCTCAAGGTGACCCAAGAATATCTTTAGTTGAGACACCCGACCAGCAGGCCACTTCCGAAGTCTGACCTCGGCAGCTAACTTGGGTGTCTTTACGCGACTCATTACGCTATCGTATTATCGACATCGGTTACCGGGAACATGGCAGGTTGGACATGATAGAAGAAGCGTATCGCTGCTATCCTCGTATAGACATCCTTCTCAGCGTTCTGGAAGGTTAGCCTGACATACTCTCCCGGTGTAATGTCTGCATTGGGTATCCGCTGTCTAATGAGTGCGTTGTTGAGACCGAACTCCATAGACAAAGTAGCGCTATCGAGGGCCAAGGTTTGTGTGGTACCCTCGGCTGTCTCCACTGTAGCTGTCCAGATACAAGCATCATCGCTACCAATCCTCAGCTCCAGCGAATGCGGTGCGACTCTACCTGTTGCCATTTCTACCTCAGCTCCTAGTTGTCCAGCTCGCAGGTAGGGGATCTGAACCTTGGTATCGATGGCGTAGGTAGTACCATCTGCGTCCACCCAGTTCTTGGACGCGCTATTAAACAACTGATAAATCATGCCATCATCGCCGCTGGCGTAGATAAGGAAGTCCCCATTGGCGTCCTCAATCTCTACCGCGTCTAGGAAGTTAAGACCCGCTGCTACCGGGGTAGAGATCGTAGACCAATACCCTGCCGTTACATCGTCCTTAGCATACTGATAACAGAAGATGGAGGTATATTCTCCTGCTGAGTCGGGGTTGAATTGCAGGAGCATGTTCTTCGACTTACTGTGTACGCAGTGAATCAGCTCAATGTTGACCTTGTCGATGTCCGTGTCGTACTTGTCACGGATGGGCTCACTGATCTTGTGGGTTTCACTGAGGTCGAAGAGGCGCAGGCCGTCACGGTCAACGGCGTATCCAATCAGCCGAGCCGTACCAGCAGCCCTACGTCCCACGCAGCCCATGTTCGGGACCACCTTATCCACGGAGAAGTCAGGGTTATCACCAATGATCTGCCACTTCCCTGTCTCTGTCTCGATCACCAGCCCTGCATATGTCTCGTACATGGCGGTGATCTTACCGTCCATCTCCAGGGCGTTGATAAGCGGGAAGCTCTCGGGCTCATCATCCTCAGAGTAGTACAAGGTGTAGGGGTTTTGTGGGTCACCAGCCATGAACATAGTCTTCTTCCACGACTTGAGGATACCACACTTAGGCGGTATGGAATTGTCATCAGCATAGTCACCTGCCTGAGGGGCAGTTTCGTTACTGAGGCTACCATCACCGATGAAGTCAAAGTACGTGGTGGTCACGTTGTCGAGGATCTCGTCAAGGAACAACCACACAGAGCCATTGCCTACCGTTCGGTAGATTCTCCGAGCAGTAACTTGAGTATCCGGTGATACAGGGATGCGGGTGAGATCGATGTGCAAGTTATGATCTGCAGTAATGTCCACACTCTTAGGCCCAGAATTACTAAGCTGACCATACTTACTAACATAAACAACTTTATAACTATAGAGGCCCGTAAGATTGCCTTCTCCGAATGGTTCAGCAACCAGCGCTCCCTCGTCCACCTTTTGATAGCTGTCCAATACGATGTTTTCGGCGGTCGCAAGATCGCTTTGGAGGTAGAATTCGAATCGGGTGCTCCTAACGAGGTCCCGCTCCGGGTAAAAACTGCCTGATGCCGTACCTGCTGGTGCGCTCGTCTGTGATCCACCCGGTGGCCCCGCTGTAAAGTCTAGGTTCAGTTTGTTCCATCCTTCTCTAAGATATCCATTCGAGAAGTCGAACTGCCAGTTGTTGGTCTGTGTATCAGCCATGTCAGGGCTGACGTATAAGGAGACTACTGGGCCCTTCGTTGCGAACCCTTGGTCATCGGGGTAAGTCAGTGACTTAGTCAGGGAGCCCCTCGGTAGGTATGTGAAGAAGGATACTCGATTGGGGACGGCCTTGGTGCTATCCCTATCATCTCCATACACATAGAACCAGGGGTCTACCTCTTTGGTCACAGTGAACGTACCCTTCGTCACATCAGGAGCGTCGATGCTCACCGCTGTCCCGTCCCAGGTTACGTCGCCGGTGGTAGTGCTCACTTGGTCTGTAAGGTTACAGTTCACCCCAGTCCATGAGGCTGCATCACTGAAGGAATCGATCGAGGTTATTTCTGAGCCGGGGGGTGCAACACCCCAGTTCGTCATGACAGCCCCATCATACTTGACTAGCTGATCCCCGATACCCACCTTGTCAGGGTCGTAGTTGGAGATGTACAGGAAGCGGTCTTGCATATCGGAGACATGAAATAGGTCTTTGGTTCTGCCCGATAGGAGGGGAGTGAGTGAACCGCTAGACTCCCTAGCTAGGGTAGTACCTGCGGCGACAAGGGTTTGTCGGAGGATGGTCCCATCCAGGGCCGGGGCTTTGTAGAACCCCAGCCAGGACATCTTCTGAGCAACAGCACCCTCTTTGTAGATAGCATTGAGGACGCGAGAGCTACCACGGATCTTAGCTACAGAGCCGTACTCCTCAAAGAAGTCACAGTTCTGAGCAATGCGGAGTTGCTGCGCTTGCAGGTTCTCTTGGGTGCTCTTAGTCGTAAGTCCTTGAAGTCCTTTGATATCAAGGAACGGTATGCGCTCTCTGCCCATCTCAAGAATCCATGTAGTGAGTTGCGAAAGGGGTCACGGCATTAGAGGAAATCATACGTTGATCAATGAATCGCTCCCAGCGTACTTCCCACTCAGCTCGTAATCTAAGGATGCTTCTAACTCGTCCTTCTTCCTGCATCTGCTCAGCGTCAAACAGGGCAGAAGCGGTATCGAGTACAAGCAGTTCGTCCAGCATAGTAGGGAAGTCAGAGTGAAGCTGATCATCATCCACCGTAAGCTCGACAGGAGTCATGGCATATTCCATACGGATCTGTCCAGCCTTGCCCTCAATAGGAGCAGGTTCAAGAACGAAGCCACTACCAATGGCTCTATACCTAGGGGTATAGGAGTCTCCAGAACCTGAAGGGGGATTCTTCTGACCATAGTGGCGCTCTTGTCTTTGGATGGGGACGGTGGTACCGTCTTCACGTACCAGCTCCAGCTTGAACAGACGTTCAAAGTTAGAGGGCCACGCATACCTTTCCTGATTGGATACTGAGTCTCGGGTCGCTACGACCGTGAAGTATCCTTCAAAGGCCATGATCAGGTCAGCGCATCTAGCTCTGTAACAGGAGTTGAACACTTGCTTAACGAAGTCTTCGCTCCAAAAGCTCTTGTCTGCGTTTTCTTCTCCAAGGTATCTACGCACCCTGACAATAAAGTTAGACAGTGTGCCAGTCAATTGAGCCATATTCAGTCTCCTTTTCTAGGAGCTAAAGGTCATCAATACTCTTTAGTCCTACGTCCGCGTCATCAAGGGGCCTAGAAGTACGAGAGTGGTTCTTCTGGCCACTATAGCTCACGATCTTCTCTATCATAGGATTCGTGGGCGCTGTGATGCCTCGGCTCATGTTATCCCTGGCATTCTTCAGTAGCCAGGAATTCTCTTCTTGTACGGCTTCGAACCCTTCTTGCTGCGCGTCTTGCATCTTTATCTGTGCAGCTTCCTGTTCGTCCCGCGTAAGTCTGTTCCAGGCGATGTCTCCGTACTTGTCACGGAACGTCTTCTGGATATGCAATCGGCTGACCAGCAAACCAAGCCACTGGTCATGCTTAGATTCTACCCGAACCACATGTGCCCATCCGTGGGGCTCACAGAGCCTCCACACATGCCACGCGCATTCGGGGATGGGGGATCCATCACCTTTTGTGGTGACGAACCCCCATACCTCTTCGCCGTGTTCTCGGTGAATGGTGAAACGTGGATCCTCTAGCTCACCCTCGTACTGATTTATCATGTCGTCCCATATCAAAGCGAACGGGTGATACACCAAGTACAGTTTCTCATCAATTGCTTTCAGGTCGTCCATAAACCAAGAAGGTAAATCCTTCCCAGGTAGGCACTCTCTGTATGTCGAGTTACTAGGTCGTAGCGTAGTAGGTAGTTTCATCTTCTCCCCCGAGATTATGTAGTGTTTCTTAGTGTCCGATAACGATACAACTAATATCGTCAGCAGCAGCACCGGTACTTGTCAGCGTGATTCGTTTGCCTGAGATGCTGTGCTCCCAAGCGATGTCAGCGTCGTCGTCCTGAGAGACCACGATAACAAACTTGGGGGCTACCATCTTCGAATCAAACGTATCGGCGGTATCAACACCGGTCTGCGTGGTGGTGCCATCAGACAATGTAATAGTACCCTTGAACTGAACGTACTCCACCTTAACCGGACCCTGTACCGTCAGGAAACTCTGTGTCGGCAGTAGATTAGCCATTATTTACTCCTTTTCTTATACTCATCCTGGCGCTTCGTGCGGCAAGGGGCACAGAACTTCGGTGCCTTTCCCTGAGGGCGAACCCTCTTAATAGGGATACCACATTTAGCGCAGCGGAGAGTCATTTATTATGTAAGTTCCGGTGCCGAAGCATCGTCGCCTACCGCCAAGTAGTTTACGATCGTATAGTCAGTGTCACTGATCTCAGTAACTCCGTCAATCACGACGAAGAACAGACCATTAGCCACATCATACCCGACATCATGTAGACCTTCATCTACTTCATACGTAGGTGTACCTACCACGCCTGTCACTGCAGGTTCGAACGTAATGAAATCGATGTTGTTCAGACCGATAGCATTGGGACCACCACGCTCATGAAGCTTCACGCCTGCGCTTAGGTAGTACCATCGCATCTGGCCCCAAACGAGGGCCTTCTGAGTCTGGACACCATTCAAGTCATGACCGCCGCCCGGGAGCGTGATCTTTCCTCGGTGTCTAATTTGTTCAATATCACCATCATCTGCGGGATATGCCATCTTCTATCTCCTTATGTCAAGTCTGCGGCGGCGTTGCTATCGCCACAAGCAAGGAAGTTAATTACGCATACGTGTCCTGCCGTAGGGTTGGTATCGCCGTCTTTCACAACGTAGATATTCTCATCATCTCTACCAATCCCAGCTGTATGCATATCTTGTTCAACGTTGTATACTGGAGTGCCAGAGGCCCCTACAGAAACTACGTCGAACCTAATGAAGTCACAGCTAGAAAGCCCGAGAGCCGCAAAGCCACCTACATTTACGAGGTTCATTCCATGGGTGTCTTCGTGCGTGCCAACGATCTGGCCCCAGGTCAGGACTTTGTTATTGGCAGCACCACCAAGTACGGTAGCTCCACCGCCTCCGATGGTAAACGAACCAAGAATCTTAACACTTGTAATATCGCCATTAGCCATTGTAATTCTCCTTTAGAGGCCAGCTACTTCGAGACCGTCGCCAACTGCCAAGAACTTTACGACACAAACTTGAGCGTCAGTAGGCTTGGTATCGCCATCAAGGGCGGGGAAGATTCGATGTAGGTTATGGTTGTACGTTGCCGTAACAACTCCGTTCGCGACTGAGGCCGTGCCGTTGACCGTCTTGACATCAAAGCTAATGAAGTCAATTGTTTCTAGACCAAGTGCAGCCGGGCCACCCTTAGCTTCCAGATCCAATCCTTCAGCAGAAAGATAGCCGCCGGTGATCTCACCAGACACGATCTGTTTGTTATTCTTAGCTACGCCAGTGAGAGAACTTCCGCCCCCCGGTACTGTCTGCCGACTAAGAACCTTAATTGCAGTAATAGCCATGTTGTTCTCCTTTACTCTTCAGCCATCCAATCAGGCTGTTTGATGTTGTGGCGGCACCGATCACCTTCCTCAGCACCGCAGCTATCCCAGGAACCCCAGTCTCCACCAACCCGTACTCCTAGATAGAGTACGATAGGTGCGAGATTGAGCCACCAAGGGAGTAGTTCTCTTGCATGTTTACGTAGCGCTTTGTCAGCAAAGGCTCTAGCCTCATCGGTCATAGAACCTTTTCTGTGACAGCGCGTACAGTAGTGCCAGTCGTGGACTCGTCCTGAGATCCACAATTGCCATCGTCTGTATATCCAATCGGGAAAATACGAGAGACCATCATCCACAAAGCTAGGATAGTCTCTGCCGATGATACTCATATAGAATGCAACCTTCTCGATTGCCATTCTCATGGTGTGGGTACCACACCTTTGACAGCGCCCTTAGCCAAACCTTCAACTACCTTACCGGCGTTGTCACTGAAGCCTGTATCCTTGGTGTCGTACAGTATGTCTACACAGTCGTTGACTACTTCTTTCTCGGTCTCGCCTGTGCCGAACACGGTGGACTTCACCTCAGCACACAAGGTGCCGTTAGGATAGTAAAACTTGTCGTGCGAGTGGGCACACCCGAAGGTGAGCCCAATCACACACAAGATGATTATTGCTGCAAATCTCACGTATCGGCTTTGTAATTGACCATGCCGTCATGGCGAGAAACAACAATGTATTCCGTACCAACCGTAGCACCATCAATCGCCACGTTGTTCTTATCAGATGTCAGATAGAACGTCGGATCCGCCGTACGATATGCTTGTGTCAAGAGCTGCACATCGGTGACAGTCGGAAGCTCAACATGATCTGACACGGTGGTCAGAATCTTTACGTTACTAATCAGAATCTGAGTGCCGTTACGTTGATCCACAAACGTTTGTTTGGAGGGAAATAGTTTAGCCATTATTTATCCCTCCTTAAAGGTCTGTGCTAGTGCCGCCGCCAACGCCAGCAGCTGAGCCGACGTAACGTGCAACAATAAAGTAGGTTCCAGACACAACATTCTCATGAATGGTGATCTGCTTCAGGCCATCATTCGTTGCCCAAGTAATACCAGTTCCACTAGCGCCTGATGTCTTGTTCTGGACAGCAACGCCTGCAGCCGTGGTCTTTTCCTGAATCGGAACGATCGCATCTACCTGATTATCGAATAGACAAGCTGCGCTCACGCAACTATCAGGGACGGGAATATCCGTTCCGGAGCCAGAGACATGAACCACCTTGAAGATCTCAAAATGATTACCATCACGGGTATCTACGGTAGCTTGGCTTGTTCCAAGATGTGTAAAAGATGCCATTATTTACTCCTTACATGTAGGTCATGTATAACAAACATGTAGGGAAGCCCCGTGAGAGGCTCCCCTACATTAGTCACTTACTACTTAGCCATTCGGCTTAGTAGGTAGGCGTAGTCAGACCAGTCAGCTTGGCTGTCTGGTTAATCATACGAGCCACGTTCTCACCGTAGTACTTCATGAGAACCGTGAACGCATCCTGACCCGGCACCCACGCCATATTGACTCGCTCGTCAA